CTGGCACCGTTAGTTTTATAGGCTAGTAGATCGACGGAATGCCTATGTATACCAATTTCCTCATAATTATCCCAACGGGGATTAACGAATCTAAGTGAACTATAAAATGGTAATTCAACCTCGATAGCAGGTTGTACATCCAAATCAGTCGCGTAGACTCCTCCATTCTCATTAGAAAAAGCCTGCACTAATTCTGTGGGATTAAAACCATTAGCATCTGTCAAGGGAAGACGCTCATTTCCTAATGGGCGCCTCCCATACGGAACTTGTGGTACCTTATTAACGAAACCTAATCCTTTAGATGAGTCCGACAATCTGGCACGAGTGCCAAAGTGCAAGTACTTCCACCTAATTCCACCTCGTCTTGCCACATAACAAGGTCCAAACCATGTTAAATGCGTACACAAAGCGGCATTTTCCGGATGTGGTAGAAAAGGTTTATCAGGGCCATTTGGAATATGGCCACGCGGGGCAGGATAATCGGGTACAGTACTCCTAACTACCACAGATCCACTTGGATTGTCAGGATCTGTAATTGTTGTATTATCCAATACAGCTTTATAAAGATTATATCCCTTTACTAATACACGCATATGATCAAATATCTCACCAAAATGGAGTTTAGATAACTGTGGGGAAGTATTATCTGAACCAAAAGGCTCCAGAGTAATAGCTCCCGAGCCGCCAGCCTTATTACCTGCAATCGCCAGTGGTGAAGCCATGCTCTCAGAAGAGAGTTCGTCAACCTTCGATTCACTTGAGAATTCCTCTTGGCTCCAATGGGTGGACCACCGAGAAAACTTTGTATCACGACTGGCTACTTCAAAACTAGGTGCACCTTTGACAAACCAGTTAACTTCAACACTCTCAGCTGGTCCTCCATTAGGAGAGATAAGATCATTGACCACATAAACAGCCAAAGTTCCATTAGAGACGGAAGTTTGATTACCGAGTGGAAGTTGGGACGTCCTACTAACATCTAAACCGGGAGTATACTGCGCACTAGGAACATTAGATCCTGTGGTGTGCACCTCCCTAAAAGCAATATTTTGATTCCATTCCACTGTAATTTCAAAATCTTTAGCATCACTCAAATCGATAACTCGATTAAAAGCGGCTGAAAATCCTGGAACGGAACCTAGACCTTCTTGCGGTTGATAAACTATTCTTAACCTTCCTCTATGGAAAGCGGAAGCGACGATAGAAAATCTAAATGTCATTCCACCTCTCCAAAATGAAAAGGGGATTGTAGCGTAACCAACTGGTGGTAATAGCATTCCGACATCATAATCACCGGAAGTTGCTTCAAATCGCTTAAATAGAATAGGGTGTACATGTGTATAAAATAACAAAGTATCAGAACTATCCGTAGTTTTCCACTCAAAGCGATCCATATACGCTTCGCGACCAAAGAAAGTAGATAAGTGCATATCATCACCATCAGGTTTCTTCCCAATAAGAGCGTGATCAATACTAAGTTCCTGCTTAGAAGTAAGAGACAACTTGTCTACAGCTTCCGCAATATCCGCATTAGCCATATTTCCTACGTATGTAGGACGATATTTCTGAGGAGGATCTATAACAACAGGTCTACATCGTCCAAATATCTTCGCGATTTCCGCAATTGCACTGGCGCCCAATTCGGTAGCCAGGGCGAATGGTGCTATTTGTGGAATTGCCTTCAACTTCCCAGCTGCACGAGCAATACTAGTTGCAGGCGCAGAAATAACCCCGCTATACTCATCAACCCCAGACTCAGAACTGAGTTCGGGCTCTTGGGCTGTAATGGGATCATTAACACTAGGAGCTACTAATTCAACATTTTCCAAATGTGCAAATACGGTGATAGTAGCAACAGAAGACACTGGACCAAGAAAAGATATATTCTTGAGTGCGTTCAAAGTATTCAAACGCAACTCACCCATACTAGCAGGATCACCAGACCCTTCGGAAATTCGCATATAATTGCGATTATAAACGAAAGGAATGTGTAATAAACCGCCAGTGGACTCACAAAAATCTATCTTAACATGTGGTTGCTGCGAAAGCATTGTATTTTGGTGGCCAATGGGTATACGGTTGAAGTTTTCTAAGGAATCTTCATAACCAAAAGGTGTATAACCTAAAAGCATTTTACCATAAAAGTATGGGCCGCCATTAACAACAGCTTCCAATACCAGGTCGGCACGAAGATATTCATAATTGGCAATCTTCTTATTGATCATAGGGTGTCTAAGATATGCATCCCACGGAGCAATCGTGGTACTTGTCCGATCATCTAATGCGATTGACTCGCGCATAATCCGAACAGGTCTATTGAGAAAGTTTCCCAACTCGTGATCATTAGATACACAATCAGCACGAGTAGGATCCATTGAGGACATAATCTTAACAGCAGTTTGATCGACAGTAGAATGAAGAGCGAGTGTCTCATTCTGCTGCGTTCCAGACAGAGTCTCTGAATTTCCTTCAATTGTGTCCTTCACAGTGGGCAAAGCTCCACTGCCAGACTCAGAAGAAAGTTCAGATTTCCGACAGTGTGCGCACATTCCACAAAGCAACTCCGAGACAACGCAGCTGCACTCTGGACATGTGTGTACAAAGGGGACATTGCTTTTAAAGGATTCCGAAGAACTCTCAGAAGATAATTCGTCGGGTGTCTCTTTTTGTCGCTTTAGAGCTATCATAATCACTGCTACATTTCGCATTAATTCTGTAATTTCTCTCTCGCGATCATCGAGTGGTTGTATTTCCGCTTCCTCCGACTGAGTTTCCTCAGATATCTCTAAAGATTCAGATGAGAGGCCACAAATCGTAACCTGACGCTGTAGTCCCTGGATAGGTGAAATATCTAATTCCAATGGACCATTTCTGGTTTGATATAAATGAACCTGAGGTTGCTCATCTCCTTTCAAGTGTGTATTTTTTGGAGATTTTCCCACACAGTTGGCAATATTTGTAAAGCAATTGCCAGCGGCTTGTATTTGTGTAAATGTAGAACCGACTTATCACTATGTTTATAGTCAAATCTAGCAGTGAAGTCATGGGCTAGACAGACTGAAAGTTCTATGAAAATGTAATATACAGGGTACGTAAAAATATGCAGAACGACAAATAAATATTAAATACGCTAAATCACTAATATACACACGTCAATTTCCCGTGGGAACAAGTATGAGACTGCACACTCTTATAGTTTATAGACATTAGTGGTCTGTACATATTTCTCAGCAAAAGAAATAAACACTTAATATATAAATATACAAGATACAAACATATAAATGGGTGATGGAAGAATCCCTAATCCTCCACATCGAGTACGTATTCAACACCGTACTTGATCATCCAATCAGTTTCCCTCTCGTAGAAGGAATCAAAAACTGATTGGGAAACCACATCACTAAGACCCATCTCAGTGATGACTTGAATCATCTGTTTCTGCCGAAGTTCAAAAACTTCCCTACCATAGAACCACCACTCTCGCAGAGCTCCATCGATTGCCTGACACGCAACCTCGATTGGGGAAATAGTTGATGACGCAAGATTTGCATGAAGACTCTTAAAAATAGAGTCTTCGTCTAACATGGCAAGCCACATCCCTTTATAACGATACCCAAAATTATTTACATATGTAAACTTTGGCTCGAAACGAGATTTCCTTTTAAGGAAATCCGCCTCAGTGTGGTTAATCAGGGGGACTGACTCCGCTTCCTTCTCCGCCATAGTGTATTCGATACCTACAGAAGCATATACCTTTTGCATCTCAGTATGATTATACTTTGGAAAATCCGGAGAAATACCCATTTTGTTGTCATCACCATATGTCAACAAATGAACGACATCTTGAAAATTTCCTTCATATTCAGGATAGAGAGTAAAAAATACACATCTCTGGTAAATAGAATTCACAATCGAATTTGTGTAAACCGTACCATTTTGACCAGATGGGTTAGATCCAAATAACTTAATTAATTCACCATTAAGTGACATCATAGGATAAGCGACATCTGTAGCCATTCCGCGGATCAACTTGCACTCTTCATCAGAGTAACCAGCTAATTTTGCTATCTGCTCTACGATGTAATATGAAATTAAAACCATTCTAGCAGACATATGTTGATCATAAGCCTTAAAGTCACCGGCAACAATTTTATCAGTTCCGAATGATGTTAAGAAACAGTCCAATTCGTTCCATGCACACCCCTGAGAATTAACTCCTACCGCACACTCCGAATAAATAGGAGAGGATGAAAGAAAAGCCCAGACTGGCAAACACGAACGCCTAAGATTGTACTGAAGCGATACTGGAGCTGCTTGGAATACGCGGGTTTTTGTTTTACTCATTTTTGTTGGCTCATCTTTCGTGCACGCCTTAAAAATCGGAAAAGCTCGTTTACCCATCGCATAAAATGTTCTAGCAGTCTCAGCAATGGCCATGGTGACATCATCTAACATGCGAGGACACTCACGCTCAGGAAACTCATCGGGATCCAGATCGACCAAAAATTCCCGTTTAGGGCGGTTAACTGGAAATCCCATAGAGGTATTGGGCTTCATAGCATCAATAAATTTAACATCATTCCCCGAAGCTATAGCCACAGGATCCAAGACTTTAACTTGCTCTAAAGCTGCCTTACCACGTGGTGTCTGTGCATACCTATAAATCTGATTTAAGTAATCATTAATGGATCTATCCATCACTTCCGTAGAAAATTCTTGGGTTGCTTCAGATACACCAGCAAGATACTTCTGGTAAGGTGCCCAAAGTGGTTGAGAATTCAATTGGTCTTTCCTCCTACAATTAGGTGGTGGTCCCCATTGATTTTCAATACCACAATGCTTGGCGACAGATTTAGAAATTGGTGACCTAATCACGTTAGACTTGGGTTTAACAAAATGAGTTGAAGGCAAAGTTCCGTAGACATCAACCTGCGCTTGGTTCTTATCGATAGACATGAAGTTTGTAGGTGATTTCTTTGAGACCATTTCTTCAACAGGATATTGAATTCCGTAAGCCTCACTTTCGTAGAATCCAGTATTTACAGCCTTAACATGAGAGGGATGATTCAACTGGATAAGTTCAATAGCATCATAAATCTCTTGCTGAGTTAATGCGCCGCCCGCAGACATTGTTCCCGCACGAGACCTGCCAGCAAGGTGCATTCCAGCAATAAATGATTTAGATCTCGTATCAGAAATATGAACTGCTCCACATAAACCATGGAAAGAGGGTAAAGTCATACGATAGAAAAATCCATTCGCATGTCTACTTCCTTCTTTAGTCGTCAAACACGCCCTTTGTTGAAACTTACATTTCCTCTCCATGAGTACTCCTTGGTTGTCTTTCCACAACATACCAGTTGTAGTAAGGTGTGCAGAGTGATTAGTCGGGAAGAATTTCACCAGATTCTTCATATCACCGGAATTTCCGATATACACAAGACCTATATCAGTCTCACCAATTTTACCAACAGGAATACAATCAACAGCAGTCAAATTAACATTGAAGTTCTTTCCGCTAACACAATTACCACCAATCATTTTAATACAAAAAGTAACCTTATTCTGGGGGCGCTCATGGTATGGGATTAACATCATATTAGAATCAATAAAAAGACCATTGAAAGAAGCCTTACGTTCGCGGACAGAATCCAAGACTGTAACACTAGCCAATTGTCGTGTCACACAAAATGAAATATCATTGTAAGAGTGACCATCTTTTAAATCGCTAGGGAGGGGAGCAATAGGAACTGATTTCCAAATATTCTCAGTTAATTCAGTCAAATCCTCATTGAAAACAGAATCAGATTGAGAAGTTGGTTTACCTAACTTCATAAGTCCACTCATCATACGATAAGCTGAATACAAAGCTAGAACTCCAACCGCAAAATATACAACCATCTTACCGATCTTCTTTTGTCTCTCATTAATTGAGTCAATTAAGCGAGGAATGGTATCATGACATGCATTCAAACGATCCCATAATTGTTGTTTGCGAAGAGAGAACATGAACATGTTAGCTCCAATAACAGAAGACAATGTGGAGTAAGATCGTAACGGCATAAACACATTAGTAGCAAAACAGGCACCAAGTCCAAATAAATTTAACAAACCGAACATCCGTTTATTGTCCTTAACTGTTCTATATGAAAAAAAATGATTCATCACACGAGAACGCAAGACAAAGTTGGGTAAATACCCAAGGACGTCAAAATTTGGAACAAAGGACAATTTGGAAAGAGCAGACCGAATATCTTCATATGATTCAGATAACGATTCAGAATTCATGGCTTGACAGCATCGACATGTAGACTTAAAAACGCTGTGTGGGCACAAAATTTGGTTATATACCTTCTTGGAAGAGGAAACTACACTTTTCTGAGATTCAACATACTGGGGAATATAATCACGGAAGAGCTCCAACAATTCAGCAACTCCTACACGCTTCAACAGTTTACCTTCACGATCTTTAAGATAACGTTTAGAAAAATGTTGGTGTTTCTTATTCTCTTTAGATTTGTTCTCGCCTATATACTCATAAATATCAAATATCCAAGCATCGGGAAAAAAGTTATCCTCTTCTGCTGCTGCCTTCAACTTAGCACCATCAATAAATGTAGTTCCGGGTGTGCGCCAATCAGGACGAACCGTTGCCTCAATGTGGATGTTAAATCTACGAAGTACGGAGAGGGGTTCTAAGGAAAAGTGTCGAGACATATTTTCCATATCGACATTTGTCGTGGCAGCTAAAACACGCGGTTGTAGTGCACGCTTTCCTTTCAATTCTGCTTCTGCCATTATAGCAGTACGCTTAATATTATTATTGAAATTAATAATATTAACTGTAGGATTAACATCGATAGTGTCAGGATTAGCATTGCCGAGATCATCGAGCAATACGACCTGGGTATGTCCCTGGTAGTCAGAATGATACTTATCCATTTCGTTCAAAGTGCAAATAACATCCGGATTCACAATATAATCTTCCTTACCTTCATTCTTTGCACAAGTTTGAAGAGCAAAAGTGATCAAGTTATTAACAATTGTACTCTTACCAATACTAGAAGTTCCCTTAATAATAAAGGAAAACGGGGCGGGTCGTAAACCGGATTTACACTTGTAAGTTTGAGTGAAATCAACGTGGCACTTCTTAAGAGTTTCCAATCTGCGAATAATCAAATACCTCTCTCCTTTAGGAGCAGCCTTCAACAGTATCTCACAATTCTCGATGCAATTAAGAAGATCTTGTTCGTAGTCGGATTGATCGAGCCACGGAGAAGGAATCCAATCTTGTTCACGCACGTATCCTTGTTGGGATGTAATGCGAACATAATCTTGATCAAATTTTAATCCATCATCCGTAACCATAAAAAATGCACTAGTATCACCATTGGTAAAACAGGCGTATCCTTTCTCGACTAAGAATTTTAAAGTATCAATACACACTTCTAACAAATCAGCACAGTTTTTATGTCCTTTAGCAGCATTGAATCGAAATAAATCCATTCCTTTAACAGAAACACGTAATGTTTTTGTATCGGAAAGAAACCCCAATGCCAAAACTGTAGAAACCAAAGCTGAAATTTGATTGAAGAGCGGAGAAGATCTAACGTCTTTACTTGTGTTAGAGAGAGCTCCAATAGCATCTCTAAATTGCAAGAAGATGTGCTTCTTCTCATCTGATGCAGATTCAGACGAATATTCAGAAAAATCGCTATCGGAAAGATCAGACAACATCTCATTTGTTTTACTACTAAGCTCTCCTGTAGTCGATTCCTTCTTAATAAAAGGTGACAACAATAGAGCCATTACTTTCTCTTGGGTGTCAACCCCAAAAGCAATTTCAAAAAGAGTTTTAACTGAATCAACCTTGCACTTACTTTTGAGCCAGATTGTCATAATCGACATGAATTGGGTCATTGAGGTACAATCTTTAAGTGCAAAATACAATAAAAAGAAATCCTCAATTAAAGCTAAAGCCTTTTGGGTGGAAGATTCGGAATCTAGATTATCACGGAACAAACGGTACCGATGATACACTTCGTCACACGAATCTCGAGCAAAAGCTCCCAATGCGGATTCAGAATTCATATCTTCCTCCTTTTGTCTGCGCTTAGCGGCTCTTTCTTTAGAACCACATTTCTTAGCGCGGTTGAAATCCTTTTGGCGCTCACGCGCTAAGGCTTCCATATGTTTGCGATATTTCCCTTTACGATAGCTCCTCTCCTCAGATTCGGAGTAAAACTCATAAAGAGCTGGGTCTGCGAAGCCCAAATCACAGGCAGTGAATTTAAGAAATTCACTATCAAAATAGTACCCTGCGCAGCAAGGGTTCTGTAGAATAGTACCGAAATCAGAAAGACAATCAAACATAATAAATTAAAATCCAATTGCCTGTCTGAAGAGATCGATACCAAGAAAAGAAAATCTTGGAAATGATCAATTCAGGCATACCATAATCTACTCAAAGTGCATTATGTGGACATCGTCTCAAATAATCCATCACACTGATTTCGTGATAAAGTGCTTTCACATAAAGTGGTAGTCGTGGATATTGGGGTCATTAAGCCCTCACCACCTACAATCTCCTAAGAGATAAAGTTTACAATATCTTATGATATTAACAGGCGATGTGATCCGAAGATCCCATCTTATTTGGTTGTGGTAACGCTTTAATTATATAGCCAGTCACCTAGGCTGAAATACGATTAGACAGGGCAAGCCATGCATCTAAAAGAGTTTAAACAGAGTTTATTCTTATAGGCTATCTCTGGTCATTTTTCCATAATGACATGGTATTTAACATCACCTCGGAAGGGGATGTGAATAAAACATGATGTGGAACATAGAGTTCACATGAAAGACTCTGGTGGGTGAGTCAATAAATAATATCAATATATAAATCTTAATTATATTGAGCTAGTTAAATTCAAATTTATAATACAACTAGATTTTCCCATAATACAACTGTATAGTTGTCGAAAGTTCAAAGAAGATCAAACAATCTAAATAACAGATAGGGGGAGATTCAATTTATCATAATTAATTGTAGATATAGGGCGTTGAGTTTTATTCTCAAATCACACTTGATAAATTTCGTAAATCATGCTTAGAAAAAGAACTAAACAACGAATAACAGGCAGTCTTGCCTGAGATCCAGAAGTTAATAAAACATTCAATAAGCAAAACGGCGCGGTAGAGCGCGAAATCCATCAATACGAGTGTAGTACAGCAAAAGCTGCACT